CCGGTGTTAACGCAATGCTGCAAGTACTCGCACCTACACCGAGTGGCCGAGCGCTGCGATTCATGAACGTGACCGGCGCCAAGGCATTGCCGCTGTTGTTGTAGAACCAGCCGAGCTTGCACTTCTGATCATAGCCAGTCGGCATCGTAAGCGCCGTGTTGTTCTGTGTAAGCCACTCGACATAGTACATCTGCGCATTTGCAATGGCTGTCCAGGTTGAGGCCCCATCGAACTTATACATCTGGTTAGTGCCGGTATTTTGATAGCGGACGGCCAGGTAGTTTGTAGCATTGATCGTGAAGTCGCCGGCCATCACGACCCAGTATTGCGTGCCGCTGGTCAGCGTCGCAGGCGTTCGGAACGGGAATCGGATCGTAGGTGTGGTCTGTGTGGAACCTGTCCTAGACGCATCCAGCTTGTCACTCGTGGCCAGAACCGTCGCGGCCGGTACGCCCGCATTGTCGGCACGGATCTCTAGCCAGAAGCGTCCAGTGGGTGGAGTCGCCGTGCTGCCAATACCAGCGTCGATAAACTCACGTGGACCAGTGAATACTGCCGTGAACTTCTGAGCAATTGCTGTGTTACCACTGACATCGCGGAAGGGTTGACTGCTGTTTTGGACGGACTGCTGCGAGGAGAGGGCGTAGTTCTTCGCCTGGTGCAGCATCAGCCGTAGATCGCTCTTGGCATACGTGGAGGACTTACCAATCAGGTAAGCCTCATACCAGGTTGAAGCTCCTCTAGCCCCGGTGTCCAGACCACCTGCTCCAGATACCGTGATATCAGCAACGAGTGGAGCATCGGTGCCAGGAGTAACCACGTCGGTGTATTCGGTGCCGTCATTCATGGCGGCGGACTTAAGGGCTAGCAGAGCAACCTGGGACTGCGCCTTGTCGCTGTCAGGATGGGTCCGAAGATATAGCCCGATGAAGTCCTCAGGCATGCTAAGCACTGGGAGCCTGGCTCTCGGGACCGTGCCAGCACTGAAGATGTTCGTAGCATTGAGCTGCCCGCCTTGCGTGGAATCCTCGTGGGTGTGGATCGCGAAAGCATGCGTATGGCCAATCAGGGAATAATTGTCCTTGTCTGCAACCTGGACCTTCGAGTAGGTGAAGGTTGTGAAGCCTGCCCCAGACACGGTGAGATCGTACTCGCCATCCACGACCTTGAAGCTCACGCGGCCTGCCGAATCTGCTGTGAGAGGATTCGCCTTCGGTGTGACCTCGTCGTCCTGGAAGAGGCTTGCGAAGGTCACTGTGCCAGTGAGATAGACTGCGACGGAAGCTCCTGCTCGCGCCTGGCCACTGGCCGGATCGAACGCTGTGCTATGGATCTTCTGCATCCTAGCCTCCCAGCAGCATGAAGACTTCCACTTCGATCTGGAGATCGACTTGGCAATTCAGGATGAACTCATGCATCAGGGATGGAGCTGGTGCAAAGGTCATGATGGCAGGGATCGGGTCACAGATCTCGGTCATGGATTGTGCATCACTCTCGGGTCGGTCCAGTACTGACCGAGCCGCCCGATCATGCGCCGGGTCTGTTCGGTTGGATCGAACCGACCGAGCGCGACATTCTCATCCGACTTTCCTGGAGTGTTCAACCACCAGGCTTCGACTCCCTGCTCGTAGAGCTTAAGCCAGACTGCTGCATTCTTCGAATCTTCCACGATCTGATAGACCAGACCTGTCGCCCCCATGACTAGGAGCATATGCCTGTCGTCGTCCATCCAGGTTGGGATATCTCCATCCTGGACTAGCTTATCGAATCGTCGAAGACTGAGCATCCGCACGTTCCAGGCTGCTTGCGTCGGGCAGTTCAACCAGACCTGCCGATTGACCCAAGTGTAGAACGCTGGGATTCCCTTCACATACAGGCTTGGATCAGGGAAGTTCGCGAAGAAGGTCGTGGGCTGCCTATGGATGATCTCCCCAGTCACGCTCAGCGTGCCAGCAAGAAGGATCAGGAGCTCGATCCCCTGTAAGGTCGGTGGCATCTGGAACGTGTAGGTGTTGATCGCTAGGGGGCTCGTCTCCATGGCCTGCTTGAAGAACCAGTCGTGGCGTCCAACCAGATCCGGGACGACTATCTCGTTGATCAGAGTCCCGAGGACTATGTCTTGGCTCTGAATCTGGTTGGACGCAAGCCTGTCCCCTGTGAACTTCCGGACGTGGGTCTTGAGCTCGAGGAAAGTCACTTCTTCCCGAGGGCTTCCCATCGAACTGTGAGGGTCGTGAGGTTCGTGGTCGCAGCGACTTCCTGCTGCGGTCCGAACCGAACTGGACTCGTGGCCGCGGAGTCCAGGCCAATTGATCGGGCGGTCGATGCACCTGTCCCGGTCAGGGCAAAGTCATCGATGGTCGCTGCACCAGCCGCGGCAATCGCGACACCCGGCACCGAGACCTTGAGCTTCTTGTTCGTCTTGTCGAACTCGGCTGTGAAGCCTCCGATCTCCTCGAGCGACATGTTCAGGATATCCTTGCCCACGATCGGGTTGAAGTCGTCGCCGCCAGTGGCGTAGGAGCTCGACAACGTGACCGTCCCAGCCCGCTTGACCAAGTGCCGGGAGATTCTCCGGATCGGACTCGTGTAGGTGATGACTGTCGCACCCATTAGCTTTCCTCCAGCTCTAGGGTTGGTGTCCCGAACTAGGAGGCTGGGCACCAACACCCAGCCTCCTAGGCCGAGCTACTTCTTCGGCGGTGTCTTGCTCAGAGGCAGCGGCGACCCTTTCACGGTAGGGGTCGACGTCGAAGCCTTCTTCTCAGTTCCAGGTACTCCAGCCATCACTCTCACCTCCCTCGAGGAATTCGGGCAAACGGGCAGGACATCTAGTTTCCGAAGAGCATCATCAGTGCCTTGCGTAGCACGGTGCCCGATTGCAGGCCGTTCGCCAGGCAGGTTGCAACACACTCTGCGTTGTCTGCGTTGTCAGCACCAGTGACGAGGATGCCTGCGCCTGGCTTCATGAGGTCGCCTTGCGCGACTGCAGTGCCTGCAGCTACAACGAGGACCTGGGTATGGATGCCTGCGCACTGGATCCAGCCATATGACTGGTCTGGGATTGCTGACATGGACACTCCAGCCCACTCTGGCCTCGTGTCTGCGTCGGCGCTCGCGATCACGTACCATGGTCGAAAGATCACGAAGGTGTCAGCCGCTCCGATCGAGGTCGTGAGCGGGTCGTCGTCGGGCAGCGTGATCGTCTGCGCCGTGTTCGTCTTGATCCGGTGGACTTCACCCTCGGGGGCTGCACCGGCCCCACCAGCATCGTTGTGGACTCGGAAGTACAGACCAGCCAGAGTCCTAGCTGTGAAGGTTGCAGGGGCCACCGAGATACTCGTGGTGCTCAGCGGCGGGTCTCCCGCATTCACCGCAGTCACGGAGACGGGTGCAGCCATCCTCTTCTCCCACGACGTGGACTCGCCGGCTGCGAAGGCCGAGCCTTTCACGTTCCTGATCCAGCGGTATCTCCGCAGGCCCAGGATGTTGTCGAATTCCTCTCGCTCGGTCCCGAGGCCTTCGTCGTCAGTGGTGCTGAAGTCGGTGAGCTTTGACTTGAAATACTGCTTGCGATTCATGATCGTCTGCCTTTCGGTCAGAGCCTGACCTGTAGGTCGTTCACTGCAATCACGCCAGGCCGAGCAGGACTCCCTGGCGGCGCCGTTGCATGACGGTCGGGTTGCCGGCGAAGACCACCTGCGCCGACCGATCCAACTGACCAGGAATGAACTTCCAGTCCGTCATGGCGAAGTTCACGTCCGGATCGTAGAGGAACTGGAAGTACTTGTCGTTGAGCCAGTAGAGACGACCTGCTGGAGTCTTCGGGTCCCACGTGATCGTGATCCCCTTGAACTTGAAGTTCTCGAAGCCAGCATCTGCCGTCTTGTTATCCATGATCCGGAAGAACTCGACAAGCTCGGCTTCGTAAGCTTCGAAGACATCGGGCGTGGTCAGACCGAGCGTCGGAAAGTCCAAGCCATCTGAGACTCCGCGAAGGCTCTTCCTCATGTCCGGCAGGAGATAGATATCCATCGCGCCGGTCGCGGTCTGCGTGTAGTTCCTCCACCACGTATTCGTGCTCTGATTGATGTTCTGCACGACGTCCGAGATCGTTGGATCAGTCTGGACTAGCTTGTCTAGGCCATCCATGTCCAAGCCACCGTTCCCTGCACCATCTCCGAAGATCAGCTCACCGAGCTTCTCCTGCATGGAGAGGATGAGCTGATCGATCAGGACCTGCGCCCGATTGATGATCTGATACTCGCCGCGATTCTGCTGATCCCCGACCCAGTCCCGAATGACTGAGCCGCCGAAGTATTTCCACTGGGTGATCGTGTCGGTCAGAGGATCTTGCGCATTCAGTTGGAACGAGCTGAACTTGCCGAACGAACCGACCGTATCATTCCTTGCATACATGAGCGGGACGTTGAGGAACCTGCCTCCACGCTGCGCCATCATGCGCTTCCCTTGCATGAGCCACCAGAAGAACGGCCGGGAGCCGAAGATCTGATCCACGGCAGTCTTCTGCCGCTCTTCCCAGGTCGTCGCGTAGTAAGTGTCGAGTTGCTCTGTTAGCGAGCTTGGAGCCGCCATGATTCCTTACTCCCTGGGCTTCCGTCCAAACGTCTTGACGAATGCCCTGTTTGCCGCCTCCGACGTCGTTGCAGCGGGCGGAGGCTGCTTCCCACCACCTGAGCCACCACCTCGAGGAGCCTGACCTGTCGGGCTTGGAGCTGGAGGCTTCGGAGCCGGCTCCTCCTTGTCCTTGGGCTTGGCTTTCTCGGGGGACTCGGACTTCGCCAATGAGTACGCGTCGCGAATGTTCTTTGCTCGGCCATCCTTCATGATCCGAGTGACTTCGTCCGAGTAAGCGAAGAAGTCTTCACCCTTCCCGGACGCATCTTCCGCAACACGCTCGATCTGCATCCCCAGCGCCAGAGCCGTGATGGCTTGCGTCATCTCGACCCTGACTGCTTGGTTCGATCGACTGACCTCACCGACGACATGACTCACGAGCTCCTGCGTGCTCATGCCTTCGAACTCCTCCTTCGTGGGAGTCTTCGGCGTGGCTGGCGAGCCCGGTTCGGCGGCGGGAGCTGGCCGGCGCAGAGCTTCAGCCAGATCCGTGACGATCGTTCTGAGCGCCCCCACTTCACCACCGATGCGACCGATCGCCTCGGCGACGGCTGGAGAGAGCTCTTCCTTCTCTTCCTTCTTCTCCTCAGCTTGGATTGGTTCGTCCGTCCGGCCCTGCTGCAAGTCACGAGCAGTCTCTTCTGCAGTCGGAATGCCTGGAATGCTCATCTCTCGGTCGCTCCCTCGGGCGTCTCGAGCGGACGCCCGGCATGTACACGCCTGAGTGCGAATCGCAAGGCGTGCATGGCGAGCTTCCGGACATCCGAGACTTTCCGGAGTCCGTGAATCTCGACCAGGTGAAGGCCACGGTCGCTCCAGACCACCTTGATGAATCTGGCGCCTGAAGGCCCGGGACGAGTCAGACTCGTCTCTCTCTCGGGCTCCGTGCTTACAGCTTCGATCATCTCACACCTCACTCAGGTTTGCACCTGGAGTATGATACGGGCCGCGAAGATCACGCTTCTTGAGTTCTTCGCGGTACTGCTCTCGAGATTCCAGCTTGACAGGATAATGGTCTAGATGCTCATGCCAGCAAGGCTTGAACTGTGGCTGAGCCTGGCATGAAGGCTTCCAATGCAGGGGCAGTCCGCACTTCTCACATGGTTGGGCGCTGGTATCGCCCGATCGCCTGACCATTTCCACCATGTGATCATTCTCGCAGATCATGTCATAGCGAACGATCATGATTCGTGCGCTTCCCCTCGTACAACTCGACTATTGCACACATTGCGCAAAGTGGACGCCTGGAATGCATGCTGAAGAACACCGCATGTTTGCGAGTGATCGACCCGCAAAAGTCGCACAAGGGCCGGGTAGACGTTCCGTAGGGAATGTAGACTTTCTTCATTCTGCCGGCTATGGAGACTAGGCTGGATTTCCATTACCTGCAGGCTGAGCCACTGGAAAGCCCGGTGGCATCGCCTGACCACCGCTAGGTCCTGCCTGAGCCTGCTGAACTCGAGCTTGCGCCTGCTGCGAGATCGCCTGGCTCGGATCTATCCCATCGAACTGCCCAAGGTAATACTTCCGGAGCCAGATCGGATCGATGAGCGGATCTTGCCTCAGCGACCCGAACAAGGCTTGGGCTTCTTGCTTCTGGAGAGTCCGGCTGAGAGGCAAGGTCGAGTCCGGGACGATAGATACGACGTAGGTCGCCCGGACCTGCGGGACCTTCTCCCACCCGTCTGCCTGCCCTGCCCACTGCTCGACCTTCCTCACATCCCAGTGATCGAAGATCATGTCGTTCTTCGTCACGACGATCTCGCGCATGCAGTCAGCAACCATGTCGCGGCGCTCGTCCAGGCGGAGCTGCAAGGATTGCTGGACTATCTGAGCTTCCATCGCAGTACGTCGGCGAGAGTCGAACTCACCAAGTTGATTCCGTGTGAAGCCCAAGACATCGCGAATGTCTTCCTTCGTCGTATTCGCATCGGTGTAAAGATTGACAGGGATCTGCGGCTGGAAGGGCATGACCGCGGTCTGCGGATCGGCATCGATTTCGATCAGAGCCCCGACGATCCCCTTCTCAAGTCTTGCCTTGTCTGCTGGCTGGATCGCATTCCTCTTCGCCAGGAGCTTCAGGAGCGAGACTCGTCGATGCTCAGCTATCTGAGTCTTGGTCTCGTTGATCTCTCGCTGCTGTGCAAGCATCAGATGCGCGTCCGAGATCCCATAGGCGGAGTCCAAGCAATCGTTGAAGTCCAGGATCTTGAAAGGCCAGTAGTTGATATCGTGTTCTGGCCCACACCACTCTGCTTCATGGAGTGTCCTGAACTTCCCCGAGAACTTGTCCCAGACTTCCCAGTACTCGATCTCCTCTTCCTCATCGTCGGAGTGATCGATATCTCCTAGGACCGGGTCATCTTGGATCTCGTAGACTTTCTTCCGGAAGCGCATGGCGAACCAGCCTGAGTCCCGCAGTCGTTTCATGTCCGAGTCCCACGCGAAGTCCTGGACATCGAAGTCCAAGACCCATGGTCGGTCGGGCCCGAGGATCTCACGCATCTTCCAGACTGGCATCGTCGGAGTCATCCCTGGGAAGTTCCTATCCATCCCTGGCCAAGACTCTGGAGCCGGCTCCGTATTGTATCCTACCTTGATCACTCCTCGACCTGTCAAGTGGGCTGAGAGGATCATGCGCTTGAGCGCTTCCTTCAGGCGAGTTGCTTCGATCAGAGCATCGTCGCAATCGCGGATCGTCTTGGCCACGTCCTCGAAGCCCTTCCTGCGGATGTTCACGGCCACGACAGGATTCTTGAAATAAAGCTGAGGGACGAGGCTTCGCCCATACGAGAACAGGAGATTCACAGTCAGCAAGCCGGGCGCGAACCGATTCCTGTATCCGTCCAGGACTTCTTGCAGCCAAGGCGTCTCTCGCTTGAACGCAGCATCCCAGTCCTGGACTCTCTGATACCACTTATCTGCATCTTGCATGCTAGGCACCGAGTGATCCATCGGGCAAAGTATTCACTTCAGTCGTGGTGGGTCCGTCGGGCAAAGTATTCACTTCAGCTTCCGGCTCCGCCAGGCATGTTCGGCATGCTGAGCATCTGCTGTGCAGCTTGCAATTCCTTCTGCTTGAGCTTCTGGAGCTTGTTCTGACTTCGCAGGCGCTCGACAAGCATCTCGAACGGGGTGGTATTGAAAGATCCATCAGGGTGCATGGGCATCCGGCCCTGGCTGGGCATCCCTGGAGCTCCAGTTCCCTGGCCTCCGGCTTGCATCGGCTTTCCAAACTGCATCATGCCAGGGTTGCCTCCTAGCATGTTTCGTGGAGCTCCCTGGGCCATCATGCTCCCAAGCATGCCTCCAGTCCGCGGATCCATCCCCCCCATCATGGTCGGATTGAACATCGCTACCTCCGTTCCGGCCGTTCCAGCCGTTCCACAATCCGCTCGATCCGTTCAAGTCGCGGACCCCAGCTCGTCCGTTCATTCCGGGCCTTATCGATCTCGATGAGTCGTTCCTCATTCTTCGCCACCCGCTCCGTGATAGCTCGAAGTGATTCCGAGACCTGGACTTCAGTCCGCATGCTTGCCTTCACCACGCCAAGCTCGCGATACATTACGACAGTACCAGCAACACCAGAGATAGACAAAGCAGAAGTAACACCGATGAGGAACTTGAGGAAGAGTCCGTTCGGTACACCATTCACTCCATCCGCCTCTTCTTGAATCGATCTCTGAGATCCCCCCGGAATTCGGGTCGATCAGATTTCCCTCGGATGTCTGGCCGGTTCGGTTCTTTCTTCACATTCGCTGTGGCGATGGCAAATGCCTGAGACTTCTTGTTCCTGCCCTGGTAAGGTCCTGGCCGGAACTTCTTGCTCGACATCATGGAATCGACCATGCTCCGGACCTTGTCTCTCTGGCCTGTGCTCAGCTTCATCTATCTCCTCCGAGGTCGGAAGGTCGGGATGTAGGGCGAGCCAGCAGGGGAGGGGCCGATGGGGAGGAGGACAGTTGGATCGATGATCCATCTATCAGGTTGGGCAGGTGGAAGCCACCGAGCAGGCCCCTGGCCCGGGAATAGCCATTGCAGGAACTCTGGCTTGTAGAGCGCATCGAACGATGGCTGCTGGAAGTCGCCGATGCGGCGGAGTTCGAGGAGGATTCGTGGATACGAGCCCCGCGGCATCCAATCAAGTGTCTGTGGATCGAATATCGCCAGGCGTGGGAATGGATCGAAGGCAGATGAGATAAACCTGTTCGGTAGCAGCGTTCGCGGGAATGGCTGGCCTGACGGGGACCACTCGAGCCCTGCAGACTTGTATAGCGGTTCGGACGGTGGAGCGACGGTGTAATCATACCTCCCTGATGGCAGCTTCCTGCCGAAGTAACTATCTCGTGGGAACCAACTGAGCCAGGCAGGATCGACCGGTGGAATCGGATCGATGACGATATATCGGGTGAGTGCATACTCGCGTGGTCGGCCGGCATAACGGTCGGATGGAATCCATTCCAAGCCTGATGGCTTGTAGAGGGCCTCGAATACAGGACTGGCGAAATCACCGGGTCGATTAGGTGGAAGCGGGCGTCCGGCATAGCGATCAGATGGAAGCCAGGCGAGCTTCTCCGCGACCGGCTCTCGCCAGACCGGGCCGACGACTTGGACATACTGATATTGGCTACGTTCTGCCACACAAGTTTATCCGACTCGCTTCTCGTATGGGATGCATTCCCAGCATCCTGGTGCGCCGCAGTGAACTGCTCCGCACTTCATGCAGAATCCTCGTGTGATCCCGGAACCCCGGACGACCTTCCAGTGCCTTCCGCAGTGACAGCACTGAAGCGTGTCCGCTTCGAACGTCGGCGCTTCGGGATCCACGATGATAATGTAGCCGTGTGCCTTACTCATCCCACGCCAACGTGGCCCTGATACTCGGCGTACCACCTGAGGCAATCGAGCGTAAGCCAATCCCGTTCGCGGTACCGACCGGGCACTTGATCTCGCGCCCGGGGTTTGCAATCCAAGTGAACGTGGCACGCTGGTTGAGTGCTTCGTCGACCAGTGGCGTGGCCTCGTAGGTTGGCTCCGTCATGGTACCTCGAAGCACGGTACAGAGCCCCGACGTGCCCCCTGGGTCTGCAGGACGCGCTGTGATCGCCGTACCACCAACTGCCGCTGCCGTGTGACGAAGAATGTTGAACGTCGTGAAGATGTCAGCCGGCGTCGCGTCCGACGAGATGATGGCCTGGTGGAGCGCCGGGCGAGCCGTGGCGATTCCCGCGACGAGCAGAATCGTCAGGTTCGTTCCCGCTGGCGTACTCCCTGCTGCATACATGCTGGGCATTCTTCTTCTCCTCTATGGGTTGATCAAGTCCGAGGGAATCATCCCCGATGCCACTACCTTCGGTGGTGAGAACAGGATGTCTGGCCATGGACGATTCATTGCTGCCATCAGTGATCCATCGAACCCAGATGGAAAGCCTAGCACTTCCTTGAAGACACGTCCATCCGTGAAGGGTGTGCCCATCGGATTGACGATTGGAAAGCGCATCTCGGCGATCGTCTTGCGTGGTGCCTTCGGAACGTCGAGGCGACTCTTCGCCGTCAGCGAATTGAAGATGCTACCCTGAGCCAGGGGTGGGAATGCGATAGGCATTAGTTAAGCACCTGCACGATGTAGTTGTGGACTGTGAGGGAACCTGTTGCAACGGTCTGGGTGAAGAATACATCGAGCACCGAAGCAACGGTGTTATCCATCCCACCACCTACAGCGGGAGTGCCGACTGGGACACAAAGTGCACCATTCCCACCGACAGTTGGTAATGGCGATCCTACGACAGCTTCTGACTGGAACTCACCGATCGGGAAGAATGTCGTCAGTGTTCCTGTACCGACGGCGCGGCATGCAAGCGTGACATCGAGAAACCACGGAACGGTTGTCTTGGCAACGACGTTGAGATTCAAAGCTAGTGTGTCGAATACGACAGTGTTACCGGCAGAGCCCATCCTTATATCGAATCTTGCTGTGCCAGGAGTAGTCACGGCGCATGAAATGCGACCACCGAGGAAGAAACGAATAGCACGACCGATATAGAAGAAGTTGTTTGGTAGCGTGACTCTATTCGCCGTTGGAATACATGATGCTGCTGCGGCAGCGGTGAGTGGCGGTCCGTCAGTCGCACCACAGACGATAGTTTCTACACTCATCTTTGCCTCCTATCGCATATTCCCGACGATTGGACCTGCGAAATGAATCCCTGGGTCGGGGCCTGTGGCTGCTACCTGCACGACATTCGCGCCCGAAATGCCATAGACACCCATCACAGAGGCACTGCTGCCATTCTCTTGGAAGAATCGCCTTGTTTGATTCGTCGTAAGATCATTCACTGCACCAGTCCATGTATGTGTCGTTGTCCCAGTTCCAGGTCCTGTATCGCCAGCACCCGCCTGCACTGTACCCCCGGCTATGGCAGCCCCACCTGTCGTCGTTAAATCCCCATTCCCGCTTGTGATCGTGTTGGAGGGATTGTTGGCAATCCAATTCCCATTGTTCGGTGCGGTCGACTGATCAGCCCCAATGAAGGTAATGACACCGCCGATGAGATTGGCCTGAGCGTTGGTGCAGGACATCGAGGCAGTCTGACTACCCGTCAATGTGGTGATCCGATAGAGCGAGACAGTGGCCGAGTTGGTTGTGCCATCGGTCCCGGCGATCACGGACATCGTAGGATCAGCACCCAGCGCGGCTGTCACCCCGACCGTATCAGCCCATCCAAGATAATGTGCGACGACAAGGCGATTCGCCCCACTGCCCACGGTGAAGGCCGGAATCGATAGGCTCGTGGCATTAGTCCCTTTCGCCGAAGACTGACTATCGAATGTAGTAGCCATTATGGTAATAGCGTTATGGTTGCGGCGATGAGCACGGCGGCGTCGACAGTCACGGAGCCTCGAACCCGACGATTGGGATTCGTTGTTGCCAGCCAAAAATCGCCGAATCCCTGAGTCCCGAATTCTATCGTTGTTGGCGTGATCGTCCCCCCACCGCGATCTGCAATAGTCTTCGAACCTGTAGTACGACCTGCACCCCCCGCACTGATCCAGGTCACGCCACCGTCCAACGAACCTTCCAGCATTATCGTCACTGCAGGTAAGGGGTCAGCAGCCAAGGAGACATCGACTGCAAACGCCACACCATTCACACCTACGGCCACAGGTGTCGAGATGAGTGAGAATGTCCCCGGTCCCACAAGGCCGGATGCGAGGACAGGAATTGCAGTAGCCATTCCTACTTAGTGCGGTGCCCCCGCCGCGATCGCGATCCGAGCAAGATCAGATCTGAGGGAATCACGCTGGCCTTCCAGAGCCTTGATCTCTTCCTCCAGGGCTTGGACTTGCACCGCATGCTCGAGCTCCAACCGGCTGTGGAGGGTTCTGGCATTGCCTTCAAGCTCAAGCTTGGTTAGGTCGAACTCACGACGAAGTTCCTTGGTTTTGCTATCGAGCTCGGTGATCTCGTCGTCGTAGCGGCGCTTCGAATCCTCCCGACCAGCGACCTGATCATCCAGGCTGGTCAGGAGGGCTTGCTGTTCCCTGACCTGACCCTCTACGGCTCGAAGTCTTCCTTCAGCTTCCTGCTTCCCTGACTCGATCCGGCGAATCTCGGCATCACCCTGCCGAAGGAATTCCATAACTTCGGTGACTCCCTTGAATCGCTCGATGAACTGTGCCAGTGGTTCGAGCGCCTGAGCGGCTTCAGCAGTGTTCATCATGCTCTCCTAGGGGAAGGGGATATTCCTGCGCAAGGTAAGGGCCATCCGATGCCCGGTCCCGGTTCCTGCAGTTGGATCTGGCCTAATCCAGACGGGGTCTTCCAGGACTTGATCCACCCCGTTCGTGGTGTAGCTAAGCCCTGTTCCGGCTGGCCTATGGAGGGTTTGCCAGGAAGCTGCGACAGGGTTCCCATTCACATCGATGTCGTTGTTTCCTTGCAAGACCAAGACTGAAGTCCCGATCGTGCCAGCTATCACAGTCAAGGCCTTGTCTGGATATTGCGGAAGCCGGATCGGGAGACAGGTGTCTGCACCTGCGAAGTCCCAGATCACGCTTACGATTCCATGAGCGATCGACCTGACCACTGGAGTGACTGTGGCCATTAGCCCCTCCTAGCTTGCCATGTCAGGAAAGGTGATTCAACATGGATTGCTCCCCACGCTGTAGATGACAACGATCATTTCGTTACCCGGGGGTTGATCGGCGGTCCTGGGGCTGCTGTGGGCAACGTAGGTACAAAGGTGAATGCTAAAGGGACGGCGGGGACCGGCGGCACCGCGGTTGAGGCAGTGGAGATCCCAGAGTCAAGGCTGTTCCAGGCTGAGACCCACGCGAAGTGCGGCACGTTGGGGCTGACTTTGGAACAGTCCCATAAGGTGGTCGGGGCCGCCACGGTAGCAGTGACAGGGGTGACGCCCGGGACTGGGACCGGTGTCGGCGAATCCTTGATCCAGAGATTGTAGAACGTGACAGGTGACAGGAGCGGGGCACCGTTGACGTCCTTGGTGGGCGGATCCCAGAGGAATGTGCAGGTCGGACCCACGGTCTGCGCAGCCACGAGTGCGGGGATCAGCAGGAGCAGGATGAGGAGCAGGACGATTCTGATCATTAGTTCCTCCTACCATGAAGGACAAGGGGGTAGAAGTCCTCGGCGCGACCTTGCGCCCGACCACGAAGCTCTGCCAAGATCGAATCGAGATGGAAGGGATCCGGAGTGGCCCCATAGGCTTGGCGACCTTCTTCCTCCCGGCCAGGCATCCAGATCTGAGGGAGATAGCTGAGGGTATCGAGGATGTCGTCGTGCTCACCAAAGGGGAAGTCGATGAGCTCGCCGACGAGATCAACCATCTCAGGGTCTAGATGGATCTGTGATCGGGCGAAGAGAGGCTGAAGGACTCGGATGCGCATTTCCTTCGAGACATGCGTGTTTGCCTGAAGTTCCTCGACATGGAAGTAGTAGTTCCGCTTTCTCTGCTCATTCTCGAAAGCATAGCCGAGAGCCTTTGCGAGGCTGACCATCTCACATCCCATGACATGAGGGATGTAAGCGGCATGAAGCTGAAAGATCCATTCCATGAGCTCTGCGACTCCGACTCGCTTCCTCTCGGCATAGAGGATGTCGCAATTGAAATTCTCATCGACGTTGGTGATGGTCATGCCGGAGTAATCGTTGCTGAGCTTCTTCCCGATGGCAGGATCGACGATCATCACGCGATATCCGTCTCGCTTTGGCCCGCCTTCCTTCGGTTCAACGCCCTTGCGATAGTAGGAGTTCTCGAGCCATTCTTTCTTGAAGACCTGGCGGGCTTCGTCAATCGGTTCATTCATCATCTGGCAGGAGAAGATGTAGGGGTTGAGCTCGAGCTGAGCCAGGGTCGGAAGGTCGAACTGTTCAGGAAAGGTTGCTTGCCACTCGCCAGCTTTGTTCTTGAACTTCGCAGCTGCGAAGAAATGATCGTAGTAAGGCTCGTTCCTCATGGACCAGCCGATGAGATCGTGGTGGCCCCAGCGATTGCCGATCAGGATCGAGATTGCATCTCGCCAGTTCACGCAGAGGAACTTCAGGAGCTTATGGCGTTCGATGATCTTGTCGATCTGATCTCGCGATTGAATGGATTCCTGATCCACGAGATCATCCTCGATGATCACGTCGAAGTGCCGGCCGACCGCGGTTCCTGTCACGCCGATTGCTTCCACCGTGGCTTCCGACCAGGAGCTTTCTCGCGGAATCTCCATCTCCTGCTGATTCCACTTCACCTTCCGAATGTCTGGCGGAATGACCTCAGGATACAGGGTCCTGAAGAGATGGTTCTTCTCGAAGTGACCCTGAATCTCAGCTAGATCCTTCTCAGCATTCTTGCCCGAGTTCTTGAGGATCAGGATCCGGATCTCCGGGTTGTTGAGGATGAGCTGAATGACCAAGCCCTTGACCATCGTGGTCTTGTAGAAGTCACGAGGTAGGACGAGGCGCTTCTTCTTCGATGTCACTCGCTGGAGATATGCGCAGACCGGGCCATGGAAGGTCGGGCTGAGCCGATCGTAGCCCAGGATTGCTTTGATTAGGAAGTAGAGGTTGGTCCGACCGAGCTCGCGGAGTCTACCGATCTCAGCCTGACTGAGAGCAACGGCCTGGGGAGTTTCCTGGACCTTGCGATCCAGAGCTTCTAGATCTTCCGGAGGGAAATCAGTCTGGGTTGGAGCTTCCATCCAGGATCTCAGCCTGAGCCACTCGGGGCAGCTCGGCTATTACATCGACGAGTCGCTGAGCCACGGCTTCACTCAGGAGCAAGCCTGCGTTCCCGGGCATCTGTTGCTTCGGGCCATTCCCGCCGCGATCCAGAAGGCCGAACGAGGCAGACAGTCGATTGCTTTCCTTCGTCCCATTCCGCATGATATGCTTGGCTGTTAGGACGGCTTCACCCTGCGCTTTCTTGATCAGGGTGGCAGCGTCGATCGCCTGAGCATCCGCTTCCATGCGGAGTTCCCTGATCTTGGTCGTGTACTCGGGGGATGCGATCACCCGACCAATGACCTGAGCTTCCACGGCGAGTTCCTGCGAGATCTCTTCGACCGAGTTCCCTAGGAAGATCAGTCGGGCAATGTTGTCGGTGAGCTGATCCACGAACGCGATGGCGGTCGGACCAGAGGTTCGGTGGCCTCCAGTCAGCCTCTCCGCGAGTGCTGCTCGCCGCTGCTCTCGCCCGTTCACCCCTGTGGCTCCCGACACTTCATCATTGTCAGCTCTACTATATCACACTCTTTCACCCATGGCAACAAAAATCTTTGCCAACAAAATCAATGACTTAGAAGCTCTGGGGAATTCAGACGAGCAAACGCCCGTCCACCTGTCCACCTCAGGCGGGAGAAGTTTGCTGAGCGGGGGAGTGGCTTTCCGCGTCGCGCGGGGGGCTGCTGGGGCGCGGTCCCTTGCCCTCCTGAATACTCTGTGCTAGCTTGCTTCAGCGCTGCTCAAACTTTTGAGTTGCCTTCCCTCGCTGGACGTGAGATACTTGGTAAGTAGTTGAAGTTCTTTGACAACCGAATACGACCAGCCAAGCTCAGGCGGAGAAGTCGCATGATCACCAAGTACAATATCCCGAGCCAGATCCAGGACTGGGACGATCTGAACAGGCAGTACTCGCAGGCAGAGATCGTCGAGATGTGCGATCAGTACTTGAGAAGCAGAGTTCGAGGCAAGTTCACTCGGGCAGGGCAGAAGACCAGAGTCAGTGCGGCTGACCAATTCTTCAAGACTCCTGAGGGCAAGGAGTTCGCTAGGCTGAACAACATCACGTTGAACGGACTGAAGGGC